TTGAATCATCTTAACATAATTCGAGATACTTTGCTGAGATGGCTCCAAGCCATATTTGTCTTTCTTAACGACAAATTTTACCAACTCTTCGTATAATGGATGGTGTTTACAGTTTTCGAGAATAGATATTGCTCGAATTGAATAGTAGTCGCTACCCTCTATATCATAATCCATAAAGTCGGTGAAACGTTCTTGATATATTAACCGATTTAATGCACGATAAGTCGGATAAATACCACAAACTTTGCCATCAACTTGATAATCAATATGATGCAAGTTTTGCAAATATATTAAGTAATTATCAGCGATATACGATTTCTCATCATTAACTTCAAGACCGAAACTTCTGAAGTGATCTTTTAATCCTTCAGGATCTGAAGTGCCATACGCGCCATCGTCCCCTTGAATTTGATAGGCTTCTAAATCTAATGATGAAGACTCAGCACACAACCACTGAGCAATCGAATCTACTTCGTTTGTAAAAGTAGATCCAGACGGTACACCATGATCTCCGGTAAGGATGCCACCTGGTGTGACAAGGCCAATTGTTCTAAAGCGACGTTCAATATATGATAAATCATCGTTGTACGTGGGTTGAAAACATGCCTTAATATAGTCGAAACTAGCTGTCTGGATATCTTTCTTTAGTGTCGCATCGTATGAGGAGAAATCGATGGATACTAATTTATGTTGTTGTAGCATTGAACGTTTAATTAATGTTGTGATTGCTGCATCTACAGTGTCGGGACCTGACAATGCCGCTCTCCAGGTCTGTTTTCTCTGAATATCTAACAAGGGTACGTAGAACTTCATTTCGTTTAGGGTGTCTGCGATTGGAAATCCCCAAACTGCACGAGTCTTCTTACTTTCTTGTGTTCTTGTAAACATGATACAAGGGTCTTCTCGGCCTAATAACGAGTCAAAAGAGGCAAGAACTTTCTCTTTAACTTTACCTTTACGCGTAAAGAAAGGTAGTCCCGAGTTTGTATCATTCTTCAGATACTTCATTGCGTTATTTAACGACAACGGTCTTAGTCTTCCATTTACTAGACTGTTTCGAGCTTGGAGGCGTTTGATGTCTAACGAAGGACCTTCGCCGAAATACGAGGTCACCATTTCTTCTCGATCTTTCC